CACCACCTGTAGTTGTAACTCCACCTATTGTTCCACCTATTGTTCCACCTATTGTTCCACCTATTGTTCCACCTGTTGTAACACCACCTATTGTAATTCCTGAGCCAGTAACACCACCTGTTATAACACCGCCTGTTGTAACGCCTCCTGTTGTAACAACTCCTGTAACTACTTCACCCGTAGTTACAACAACACCTACTACAACAACACCTACTACTACTACAACAACAACAACAGCTACAGGTACAGAAACAGCTACAGGTACAGAAACAGCTACAGGTACAGAAACCGGAACAGGTACAGAAACCGGAACAGGTACAGAAACCGGAACAGAAACCGGAACAGGTACAGAAACCGGAACAGGTGAGGGTACAGGTACAGGAGAAGGCACAGGTACAGGAGAAGGCACAGGTGCAGGAACGGCAGCAACAGTAACAACTCCATTTGTTCCAGAATTAGTAGTAACCGAAACTGAATCTGAATCTGACTTTACTCCTATTGTTTTTGATTATCCATCTTATGTGCCAAGAGATTATATTGCTCGTGGTATCAGCTATTCAACAGAAAAACCAGAGGGTTATACAGTCGATACACCAGGTTATGTGCCACGCGAATACAAGAGAGGTTATACTCCTAACTATTTTGACACAGCACCGCTGATTATGAATCCATTTACTAATGCTGCACAGCAATCAAGTTACAAGCCTTTGAGCATGGCAGCAATATTATCATCACTATTAGGAGGGAGATAACATGGCAAGACAAGAAGAAATATTACACTCAAACGAGGCAGAGTTGATCTTAAATAGCCAAACATTTAAAAACGCGATTGAAATACTGAGGGAAGAATACATCAACTTATGGACTAACACACAAGCTGATGAAAAAGATTTACGCGAACAGTTACACAAGTCTTTTAAGTTGCTGCCGGAGATAGAACGCCATCTCAGGATCATTGTAGAAACAGGAAAGATTACAAAGGCAAACTTAAACCGATTGAGAAAAGTTATTTAATAATGTTAGAATGATTCTAATTATTCACTATGTTTAAAGGATAATAAAATGGCCAATAACGCAAAGCCGACTGGCTTACAATCAGATATTGATAAGGCTACTGCCTCTTTTGAGGCTTTTCTGACTCCACCGGAAGAAACGCCGGAAAAAGCACCAGAAAAAGCTCAACGAGAAGTAATTGCAGCCGATGAAACTGTTGAAGAAGAAACCGAGGAATTAAAACTCCAAGAGGATGTCGAAGAAACAGATGAAGAAGAAAGTCTTGAGGAAGATCAAGTAGAGCTTGAAGAACCAGAGCAACCTCTGCTCTATGCTGTCAAAGTTGGCGGTGAAGAACTAGAGGTCACGCTTGACGATCTTACAGCCGGTTACAGTCGCCAAAAAGATTACACGCGGAAGACCCAGGAACTCGCCAGCGAGAAAAAGACACTTGCACAACAGCGAGCTGAGTTAGCCCAAAAAGATAAAGTCTATTCAGAGTTGTTACCACGTTTGCAACAAAACTTGCAAAACGAATTGGGAAACGAGCCAGATTGGGGGATTCTTTACGAAGAAGATCCAATCAGATATGTTCGAGAACGCGAGTTGTGGAACGAAAAAAAGGAACAGTTGAACGTTGCTAACGCAGAGCAACAAAGACTCAGTAATGAGTCAACTCAAAAATACAATGAGCAAGTTGCAAACTACATGAAGTATGGCGAACAACAGTTACTTAAGGATGTTCCCGAGTGGAAGGATACAAATCTTGCCACAAAAGAACGCACCGCGATCCGAGATCATGCGATAAACGATTTAGGGTTTACCGCAGAAGAAGTTGACAAAGTTTACGATTTTCGGTTTGTCAAGGTTTTAAGAAATAGCCTGCTACATTCTAAAACAATGAAAGCAAGCAAGAAAAAGCCAAGACAGAAAGCCGCTGCTAGAGTTGGTCGACCAGGCACAGTTACCCAAAGAAAAACGTCAACACCGCTGAATAAGGCTAAAACGAGGCTCAGAAAATCAGGCAACATCAAAGATGCTGCCAAAGTTTTCGAGCATTTACTTTAACCTTTTAGTTTCCGGGTAACCGGAAAGGAGAAAACAGCATGGCACAGGTGACCAATGCGTAAAATGGTATAGTGCGCATTTAAAACTCCGTGAATTGCTGGGAAACCCTAACGAGAAAGACGAGGGCAATCAGCAGCCAAGACAAGCAGAAATGTTTGTAAGGTTCAGAGACTAGATCAAGGAATCCTAACGAGAAAGACGAGGATGGTAAAGATCCAAGAGCGCGGAGCAACTTTTTAAGTTGATGATATAGTCCGATCTGTAATCGAGAAGATACAGGAGTGAGTAATAAACATATTCACAATAACAAAATGTTGATACCTATGAGGCTACGGCAGACAGAGAGCAGTTGTCGAACATTATTTACAACATCTCTCCGACTTCGACACCTCTATTATCAGCCGCAGGACGGAACAGTATCCGCAATGTTGTATTCGATTGGCAAACAGAAGTAATCCCCACCGCAGTTGGAACTGGACAGCTGGAAGGCGCCGAGCTTTCAAGAACAGCTACTACACCGACTGTACGGGCAACCAATGTTGCTATGATTCAGAGCAGAGATTCTACTGTCTCAGGATCGCAGCAAGCATCGGACCCGGCTGGAGTTAAATCCCAAATTGCCCATTTCATGGCATTAAATGCCAAGGCATTGAAACGGGATATAGAAACCGCAATCTCTGGCAACTATGCCAAAGCAGGTGGTAATGTAACGACAGCAAGGGCTACCAGATCATTTGAGGCTTGGATTTCAACCAATACCTCAAGAGGATCAGGTGGTGCAAATGGTTCTACTTCCGCAGCCGCAACTGATGGCACAAAACGCGATCTCACAGAGGCACTATTGAAAGGAGTCCTAGAAACAGGATTCGGTTCTGGTGCTGACATGAGTTTAGCCCTTTGTGGACCCTACAATAAAACCGTTATTTCGGGATTTACGGGTAGAAGTTCAGCGCGGCAAATTATTGATGCAACAACGGTTGAGGCGAGTGTCAGTCTTTATGCCTCCGATTTTGGAGAATTAAAGATTGTACCATCAAATTTCAGCAGAGAGCGATCTTTGTTATTAGTTGATCCAGAGTATATCGCAGTTTCATATCTTCGTGATTTTGAATCTATTGATATTGCTACTGTGGGAGACGCGGTAACAAAATTGCTTGTGGTTGAATTTGGCCTGCAAATGTCCAATGAGGCAGCTCATGGGATAGTTGCGGATATCAACGTATCATAATAGGTGCGAAACAGGGTGCGCTGAAATGATAGGCGCACCCAACACAAGATGACAATAAAACGAACAACAGTTGATTTAAAGCGCGACTTTAAATCTGAATTTATAACGCAAGATGATAAGAATATTTATCATACGCAACAGAATGTGCAGCCTGTAATTGAACAGGTAAAAGAATTTAGCGAAAATACACCTGGCAAAACATTCAGACACGCAGCAGAAATACCAATGGTTATTTGGAACAAGGCATTACGCGAAGGCTGGCACAACGACAAAGCAGCTTGGAAGAAGTGGTTAAACGATCCAGACAATAAAGCCTTTAGGGTTTGGAAAGGAAGAATATGACTTACGATGAATTGAAAACAGAGATTGCCAACTTCCTGAACAGGAGTGATCTTACTTCTCAAATGGACTTTTTCATTGACCAGACCGAGGCAGAGTTTAACCGCAGATTGCGAGCCTCTGCGATGGTCAAACGAGCAACTGCAACTGCGACTGGTCAATATATAACTGTACCAACAGATTGGCTTGAGGCAATCAATATTGTGCTTACAGGCAGTCCGTACAGCCCACTTTTCCAAATGTCTATTGAAAGTATGGATGTTTATCGTAAGAGTATAAACGCTGCAACTGGCTCACCTGTGTATTTTGCTATGGTTGACGATACAATAGAGTTATGTCCGTCTCCTGACTCTGATCGTGAAGTAGAGCTTACTTACTACGCAAAGATAACTGCTTTGTCTGACAGCGATACAACTAATTTCTTGTCTACCGGCAGCCCTGATGTCTATTTGTATGGCTGTTTGAAAAACGCAAGTGTTTATCTTATGGAAGATGAACGAGCTTTAATGTTTCATGCAGCATTTGAAAAAGGACTCGAAGAACTAAGGATGCAATCCGAGAGAGCTGAATTTGCTAAAGGATCGTTGATCCCACGCAGACGAACTTATGGCAAGGTGCGGAAACAAGTATATTATTGGGGAAACAATTAAGAAATAATTATGACATGGACTGAACAAACCGTTACTGCTACGACTTATACTGACCAGTCGGTGTCAGCAACAACTTTTACTGACCAGTCTGTATCAACAACGACATGGACAGAACAATAAAATTATAGGTAATTAAAAATGGCTGACAGTTATACAACTAATCTAAATATGACCAAACCCGAAGTTGGGGCATCCACGGACACATGGGGCACCAAATTAAATACAGATTTAGACACGCTGGATACAATCTTTTCATCAACGGGGACAAGTGTAGCCATCAATGTTGATGGTGCAGTCATTGATTCAAGTGTCATCGGTGGCACAACTCCAGCAGCCGGTAGTTTTACCACGCTTTCTGCTACTGGTGCATTAGATTTAGATGGTGCGATCCAGTTAGATGCCACGCTCACGATAGGCGTGGATGATACCGGCTATGACGTAAAATTCTTCGGTGCAACATCAGGAAGTTATGCCCTTTGGGATGAGTCTGCTGATGACTTGATCCTGGCTGGTGCATCAGGATTGACAGTTGCCGGAACCTCCGGTTTGGCAGTTACCACAGCCACCTCTTTAACAGTTGATGATGTAGCCATAGACGGAAAAGTTATCACCATGACCGGTTCTAGTGGAGATACCGCAGTATTCACAGCTGGAACCAATGGCACATTAGCCATAACAACAACCGACACCGCAGCAGCGGCAGCGAACATAACACTTACAGCAGATGGAACTTTTGAGGCAGTTGGCACAACCATAACATTGGATTCCGGTGGGGCAATCAATCTTGAGCCAGCATCAGGATCAGCAATCTTATTGGATGGCACAATCAGCGTAGATGCCGGAGTAGTCACCGGTGCGACCAGCATCACTTCAACAGCATTTGTAGGCGATATTACCGGGGATGTAACCGGTGATGTAACCGGTGATGTAACCGGAGATGTTACAGGAAATGCAGACACAGCCACAGCACTCGAAACAGCAAGAACCATCGGTGGCACATCATTCGATGGAACAGCAAACATCGTACCCGCAACAGTTACAGTCGCAGATACGACAGACACCAGCTCTTATGTTGCATTGTTTGAGTCAGCCACAGGAGATTTAGGGCCAAAAACCGATGCTGCAATTACTTATAACGCTGGAACAGGTGCTTTAACCGCTACATCCTTTGTTGGAGATTTAACCGGAGATGTTACAGGAAATGCAGATACAGCAACCAAGATTGCCTCCATTACCAACAGCAATATTGTCCAATTAACTGAAACACAAACATTAACAAATAAAACCTTAACCAGCCCTACTTTAACCACACCCGCATTGGGAACACCAGCAAGCGGTGTAATGACCAATGTGTCAGGAACAGCAGCCAGTTTAACCGCCGGTGCAGCAACAGCTCTTGCAACTGCCAGGACAATAGCTGGTGTGAGTTTTGACGGAACTGCCAATATATCAGTACCGATCACCGGATTATCAGATGTTTATGGCTCAATGAGTCCATCAGACGGACAAGTGCTGACATACGACACCACTAACGGATGGCAAGCCGAGGCTGCAACAACAGGTGATATTACCGGAGTTACAGCCGGAACGAATTTAAACGGAGGCGGTACATCAGGTACAGTTACCCTTAACCTCGACACTACCATTACTGGCCTGACCAGCGTTACAAGTACAGATTTCGTAGGTGATCTTACAGGTGATGTAACCGGAACTTCTTCTTTAGCAACTTTAGCTGCTACCGCAACTGCCCTGGCAACAGCCAGAACGATTGGTGGAACATCTTTTGATGGCACAGCTAATATTGTGCCAGGCACTATTACAGTTGCAGACACAACCGATACAACTTCTTATGTGGCTTTATTTGAATCAGCTACCGGTGATTTAGCACCGAAAACAGATGCAGCAGTTACCTACAATGCCGGTACTGGTGCTTTAACTGCAACGTCATTCGTTGGTGCTTTGACTGGAAATGTAACCGGTAATGTAACCGGTTCTTCCGGCTCAACAACAGGTAATGCCGCAACTGTTACCAATGGTGTTTACACCACCAACAATCTTTCTGTTATGGCAGCAACAACATCAGCTCAATTAGCGGGTGTTATCTCAAATGAAACAGGTTCCGGCTCATTGGTGTTTGCAACCAGTCCGACTTTAGTGACACCAGCTCTCGGAACACCCGCATCAGGAACTTTAACCAACTGCACATTCCCTACGCTTAACCAGAACACTACAGGTACAGCAGCAACAGTTACCGGTGCAGCCCAGGCGAGCATTACAAGCCTTGGAACTTTAACAACATTGACTGTTGATAATGTAATTATCAATGGAACCACAATAGGCCATACATCAGATACAGATTTGATGACACTCGCTGATGGTGCTTTAACAGTAGCGGGTACAGCAGATGTAACCAATTTTACAGTTGCCAGCGCACAAGGTACTGACGGACAAGTACTAACTTCAACAGGAAGTGGCGTAGGTTGGGAAGATGCAAGCGGTGGTGGCGGTGTAACCCTATCAGGCAGCACCGACAATACAGTCACTACAGTTACCGGTGCTGATGCTATTCAGGGTGAGGCAAATCTTACTTTTGATGGAACTGCTTTAAATGTTGGTACTGGTACATCTAGCTGCGATTTAAATGTATACCATCATGCATCTGGACAAATTGCGCAATTTTACAATCAATACACTCAAGCCAAGATGACTATTTATGGCGATGATACTAATATGTATTTGCAAAGTTGGCTCGGCATGATACTTGCAGCTGGGAATGGTAATGTAGCTGGTAAAGACTATATTGTATTTCAGACTAATAATGGTGTTGATGAAAGAATGAGAATTTTAGAGAGTGGCTATGTCGGCATAGGAATTTCTGCAGCAACTTCTCCACTTCACGTTTATAACGATACTAGAACAACAACTACTCAGAAGTTATGGGGTGCTGGTGATGGACATGCTATTTTCGAATATGATACAGGAAATAGTGACATAGGCTATCCAGCTGATTTAAAGCTTTGGAATCAATCTAATGGTTGGTATTTTCTGAGCGACCAATCTGTATGGTTATCTTCAGGAAATGGAGGTGGTACTAGTGATTATATAGCCTTTGAAACGGATGCTGCAACACAAGCAATGGTAATTACAGATGCTCAACGAGTTGGCATCGGAACCACAACTCCAGCAACATTGCTTGATGTTGATGGTGCAGTTACAAAAAATTCTGGTTCTTTCAGAATAGATCACCCAATCCCTGCGATGGAAGACACTCATCATCTAGTACATTCATTTATCGAGGGGCCACGAGCAGATTTAATTTATCGTGGAGTTGTTGATTTAGTAGATGGCTCTGCAACAGTCAACATTGATACAGTATCAGGAATGACAGACGGAACTTTTGTACTTCTTTGTGATGATGTGCAATGTTTTACAACCAATGAAGATAATTGGGATTTAGTAAAAGCAAGCGTATCAGGAAACATATTAACGATTGAATCACAAAACGTATCTAGTACAGCAACTATCTCTTGGATGGTAATTGGAGATAGAAAAGATCAACATATGTTTGATACAAGCTGGACTGACGAAAACGGAAAAGTAATCGTTGAACCAAGCAAAGGTGGGATAATCTAATGGCAATAACTTATAAATGGATAATAAAACAAGCAGATACTTATAATGCTTACTCAGACAATGAAAATCCAGTAAATACAGAATCAGATGTAATACATACATTGCATTGGAAACTAAAAGCAACAGATGATGTAAATAATGTTTCTGTTTCAAGAATTGGAATGGCACATTTAAGGCTTGAGGATTTATCAGGATTTACGGAGTTTAATAATGTAACAAAAGCCCAAGCAGTAACCTGGGTTGAATCTTGGTTGGACAGGTACTCCGATACTACAGTAATAAAAACAAAAGAACGTCTTGCTGCAAAAATTACAGAAAAAGTAACACCTACTAAAAAAAATAATAACAAGCAAGAATAAGAAACTTTGGAGACAGAATAATGGCAAATACTTATACATGGAATTGTAAAACAGTTGAAGTTTATCCAACGTATGAAAGTCTTGACGATGTTGTTTATGTAGTGA